ATCGTGTCACAATTCAGAATAGGAACGGGCGCAAGCTCTAACAATAGATAGGGGGCCAGTAATGGCAACAAAGAAAGGCAAGGAGCTGGCGGGTATTCTCGCGGAATTCCTGGGCTATACGCCCGCAATTACGGAGACGTGCAGCCTTATCGCACGGCACGCGGCAACGCTTGACCGTCTCGCGGTAGAGGAATGCAACGGCCCCGCATGGGTTGACTCTCCCCACGCAACGCCGGAACGGCTCGACAAGTGGGGCTTGGAAATTGCCGCCAAGTGGGACCGTACCGCGGCCCGCGTGAAGGCACTGGTGGACTCATTCCCGGCAACGGATCACGGCCCCATTCGGGCCATTCTTGGCGGGGACCCGCGCGGCTATGTGGTCCTGCTGGTAGTGCCACGCGGGGACCGTTACCCTTTGGGCGTGGGCCTGACGGCGGACAGTGTGGACCGTGGTGTCCACGTTCGGGACGGAGTGACGGCATGAACGCGGCGCGAGAGTGGCACACTGTCGATGTGTGCGCGGACTGTCTGTTCACGGCGGCGAACGGTGCGCCGGACTGGGACGGCTACGGTGAGACGGGACACGCGGAACGGTATCGGGCTGCGACGGTTGCCCGCGGCGGGGAGCTTGTTGCGGAGTGCAGCACGGCGGGACACGGTGACCCGGACACGGGGGAGCCGTGCAGCGGTTCTAGTTTTTCTTGGTCCCCGTGCGAGTGGTGCGGGGATACGTTGGGCGGCGATAGGTTCTGCGCGTCGATCCTCGACACTGAACCGGGCGTGACGTGCGCGGAATGTGGCGGGCCTTGTGACGCTGCCGACAGTGTGGCGGACGATTCCGGGCTGGCGTGGTGCGGGTCCGTTTACGGTAACGGGTGCGCCGACAAGAACGGGGGCTGGGCATGAGCGGCGGACAGTGCCATGTCTGCGGCGCTACCGTCGATGCCCTGTACCGTCACGGCGAGACTGGCGGCGTGACTGTCGCCCCGTTCCTAGTGTGCGCCGGGTGCGGCGGGTTGCCAGTGTGCGGGGACTGTTCCACTGATCTTGGGGACTGGCTCGAATGGCGGGACGACATAGCTAGCGGCGCGGACGTTGAGACGTGCGTTCAGTGTGGGAACGGGGGCCAGGCATGAACGGCGACACTATCCGTTATCGGATAGTTCTCACGGTGGACTATCCCGCCGCCGACAGTGACGGTAACGCACCGGACCCAGCAGACATGGAACGCGACATCGAGCAAGCTCTACCGGGCCGTATCTATGCGTTCGACGCTTACCCACTGATGGCAATAATCAACGGGGGCCAGGCATGACCGCCGACGAATTGGTGCGGGCGTGGCGGATCATCGACAACGCTGCCCGCGAGCTGGCAGACACCCGCATCATGGCAGCGTTGCCGGATGACGCGCGGGCCGTGTTCGACGGTATCGCGTGGACTCTTGGCTATGTCGCCGCAATGATCGACCCGCACCCACGGGAAGAAACAGACACGGACGGGGCGCACCCGTTCGGTAACGCCACTGAAAGGGGCAACTAATGAAAGACAATAAGCAAGGGCCGCCCGTCGATGTACGGGTGTTCGAGATCACGATAGTGGTGGCGGTGCCGGACTACTGGGTGGATCACCGGGAAATGGACATGACCGGGTATTACGAATTAGACCCGGAGGCGGAGCAGCTGGGGTTCCGGCAGCGGGAGCTGACTGTTTCGTACCGTGACGACAGTGGGGTGACGGCATGACAACCTACCGTGTCACGCTAGTAATTGAGACACCGTACAACCCCGCCAAGTGGGACTGGGACGAGCTTGTAGCAAGCGAGGAAAACGAAAACGTGCTGGAAGTACGGATCGAAAAAACTACTGACAGTAGCGGGGTGACGGCATGAGAAACTACCGTGTGACGTTCTCCATCACGTGGGAATGTGAGGCCGCGGACGAATGGGATGCGGAGAATGTGGCAGCCGAACAAATAACGGCGGCGATCAACGCGGGAGAGTACCGTATTGACCCGAGCGACATGGCGGCAGTGGCGGATGAGGTGACGGCATGACAACGGAAACGTGCGGCATTTGCGGGGACACGGCAACCCACCGCCCCGTTGGTGCAGAATACGACACCTACTGTTGCGGGTGCTACGGATGTGACGGCACCGACAGCTTCGACGGTGCGCCCTGCCAACCCAAAGGGGTGACGGCATGACGCGCCGCCCGGACTGGCACCCGTCCTACGGGACCCCGATACCGCGCACCCTTGCGGAACGGACCGCCGCCATGCGGGACCGGCAAGGCATACCACACCCGCGCCGCTTGTACGGCTGGGGTATCGCGTTCGGGTTCCTACTGATGTTCGCAGGGGTTCCCCTGGCAGACAACTATTTCGGGTTGGCCCTCATAGTGCAGGCAGTCGGGGCGGCGTTCGTGATACCGAACGTGAAAGCTCTCGAACGCCGCAGGAAGTGATCCGCAAAAGAAAGCGTGACACCCGTTACCTCATCGCCAAGACTGTCAGCGGGCGTTCCGTTGCATGGTTCCGATACTCGCGCACCGAAGTGTGGCAGTGGGTACGGCAACCCGAACGGGCCACCCGGTTTCGTAGTCATGCCGATGCGGATCATGCAGCCGTGAGCTGCACGATGTGTTACGCGCACCAATACAGAATCGAGACGGCACCCGACAGGGTGTGATAATCTCCCCCCGAGGCCCCGCCCACTGGTTCCCCCTTCCCGGTGCGGCGGGGTTCTCCCTTTATGGGGTCAGTCAGCTGGCAATAACGTCATGACAAAAAGGCTAAGCACCTTGCATACGGCACGGCACGGTATCGTGGCGCAGGAGTGATCCTGGCGGGCGTTTATCGCAGCCGGATAGTCAGCGGGTGTGCGGTGTGAATGTCCCGTTCGCGTGGGGTCATACCGGCCCACATACCGTTCCGGCGACCCGCCTCAGCCTCGAACGGCAGAACAAACGCGAGACAGTCAGCCTTGACGGTGCAACCTTCGCAGTAGGTGCGGGCTTTGCGCCACCAATGGCTCGATGAGTCCCCCTGGGGTATCTCCGGGAAGAACACCCCGATAGGGACACCCTTGCAGGCTGCCTTGTCGCGCCACGCTTGGCTCACGTTGCCTTCTTTCTTGGGGTGATGATCCCGCGTCGTCGTGCTTGGATGCGTTCAGCTTCGGCGTTGTGTTCGTTCCGCCGGACATGGCACATGCAGGGGCAGGTGCGGTGGATGTGTTCGGGCCATAGCGTTAGGGCGCGTTCGACGGTTCCGCAGTGGTCACATTCTAGGGGGTTAGCATCGGGGCGGCTGTCATTGAGCATCGGAACGGGTTAGCCCACTGTTCGATGCCCGCCATTGGGACGGCGAATGGTTTTCTTCCACCGCCGCCTTGACGGTGGCGTCTTCGTACAGTCTGATGATGTGAACACACGGGTCCAGCTCTGCCAGTTCTTCGTCTTCGTCTGCTGTGGTGGGTAGACCGTCATGCGTGTAGCACACCGCTGGTCCGCACCACCCGTTGTCGTAGCCGACCTTGATCCACCGGTCGAAATCCATGTTCAGCATCAGAACGGCTGTTCGTCGTCCTCGAACGGTGACGGTGCAGGCATTGACCTGCCGACCTTGCCGACCTCTGCCATCACCTTCTCCGACTGGTCCTTCACATAGATGTCCCACCGCAGCGACGGGCCACATTCCTCGACGATCACCTTCACGGTCTTGCCTTTGGTGCCGTCCTTCTTGGTGTATTCGTCCTGTTCGTAACGTCCGGTGACGATCACGGTGTAGCCCTTGCGGAGCGAACCACAGATGTTTTCTGCGAGCTGACCGAACGCAACACAGTTGTGCCAGGTGGTCTTCTTCTTGTCGTCCTTGCCGTAGGTGTCAGCAACGGAGAACTCTGCGACTGCCATCCCGCTGGGGGTGAACCGCAGTTCGGGTTCCTGCCCGAGTTTTCCGGTGAATGTGATGTTATTGCTCATGGGTTTCCCCTTTTGTTGGTGCCACCATTGTCAGCGGCAAGATTTGGTTGGATTTTTTAGCACACCGATGGATGGGTGGCTGGGAGGGTTTGATGTAGAGAGTCACACGGGTTCGGCACCGTTCGCAGAACCATTCTTGTTTTGCCATTTGCGTTCCCTTCGACATGTTCGACATTCGCGTGATCCGTTCGGGCGAGTATAGGTGTTGGGTGTGTCATAGATGTGTCCGTGGGGGCAGGCGGTTTTGTTGAGGTTCCAGTGTCGGCCCCGGTCAACCACATCACGCATGTTGTCGGTTTGGGTGCCGCCTTCTAGGTGGTTGGGGTTGACGCAGATACGGTTGTCGCATTGGTGTCGGACGACTGGGGGCCAGTAGAGGTGGGTGAGGTAGAACGCGACTCGGTGGGCTGCCCGGTGTTTTCCGAGTATGTAGATTTGCCCGTAGCTGTCGCCTCGGCGGGAGCCTTGCCATTCCCAGCAGTGGTCGGGTGGGCCGACCGCTACGCGGGACCAAAACCTTGTGGTGGTGGTGTAGGTGATGTGCATGGTTGCCCCCAGGGTTTTCCCCCGCCTGTGGGAAACTTAGCAGGCACGTTTCCTGTATCTGACCACTTTCGGGTGGTTCGATTTGCAGATGTACGCTTTCAGGAGAGCTGATCCTCGGACGCAACCCCACCCAAAAGGTCCGACTCTCCAAATGTGGGTGCCGTCACGGGTGGTGTACCCGGAGAACGCGATTGCGTCAGCGACCCGGACCTGTTGGCGGGGGGTTAGCCCTTTGGCTGACTGGTATTTGGACCAGCGGCGGAAGGTTTGGCGGTGGATGCCGAGGCCGCCTGTGTAGCTGCGGGTGGAGTGGTTCCAGTTGCCGCCGGTTTCGCACTGAGCCAGCGAATCGTAATACTTATCGGGGAGGATTGCGCCGTATTTCTTGCGGGACCAATCCAAGTGGGGGTGGGAAGGGGTTGGGGTGTTGCTCGCCTCTACGGGGCTTACAGACCCCAATGAGAGGATTGTGGTGGACAGGGACAGGATGAGAACAGCAGCGGTTTTACGCATGGGGTTCCTTTCGACGGGGGACAGGGCAAGATTCAGGCCATACAACTCCTAACTGTGAAACGGATTAGGAGAGTTTAGCCTTTCGGACGCACCTGGTCAGACCACACCACCGGATCAGGCCAACCATCAAACGACCACAGCTCCGACTGCGGCACCCACCAAGTATCAGGCGACTTCATCACACCCACCTTCGAACCCTCCTTCTTCGTGATCCACCCAGCCAACAAGATATGTCTGTCAGCCACGATAGCGAGAATGTACGGCGCATCCTTGTCCTGCGGATGTATGAACAAATGCCCGTCACGATGCTCCGTGGAACGCACCTGATAATACGCCACATCACCAGGCAAATCCGCAAGACGTTGATTCGTCGCAGGCTGCCAATGCCTGTCAAACGCTTTCGCCACCGCATACTCAGCCATCATCCCAACAATGTCTATCTGCCAGTAGTTCTTCCGTTCACCGGCACCGTACACCTGCGGACGGCCCCGCATGATGGACGCTATCCGCCGCTGGCAACCAGCCATCGCCGCGTGAGCCAGTTCGTACTCGTCAAGAGTCACCACGATCTGCACCGTGCGCCTCCAACTCGAACCATTCGGAACCGTACACCTCGAACGGGTGCGCCCCACGCTTACAGCAATGACGGTCAGCCACGAAAATGTCCACACCTTTCTCACGCCACCTAGCAAACGTCTGCTGGGTGGACGCAGGAACCGGGGCCTCCATCTTCTCAATGAACCGGATCAACGGCTCAGGGTCAATCGTGAACGACCCCTCAGGGTTTTTCCTCAGCTTGAACCGGTACTCGGCGTATGCGGCGCAACACTCGTCGCACCTGCATTTGTGTTGACGGTAACGGTTGACTCCGTGCCGCCAGTTGTCAGGATTCCTCGGCATCCTCATCGTCCCCTTCTATTCCGGGACAGTCATGGTCCCATTGCCAGTCACAGTAGTCGCAGCGTTCGTCGTATCGGGCTGAGCATCGACAGCGGGCCAGCCCTGGGTATTCACATTCGCAGGTGTCCATCAGTACCCTGCCTCCTTCAGCAAGTCCACGAACCACTCAAACGGCAGGACCGCGTACCAGTCGGCAGGGTTCGTCGTGCCACGCTTCTTGGCGACAACCACCCCCGTGTCAGCTTTCGCGTTCACAGTCTCCGATTCCAGTTCTTTGATCCAACCAGCCAAATCCATCTTGGCGTGGTTCTTCACCTCAAACACGACCGGCCCGCAACCCGTGATGTCACCCTTGTCAACGGTGCCGTGCAACGCCCGCCGTTCAGCATGGGGGAACCCGTTGTCACGGAGAAACTTCACCACCGCAGTCTCAGCGGCAGTCCCCTTCTGTTTCGCTTTGCTCACCGCGCACCGCCGCACAGCCAAGGATACTCGTTACTCATACTTGCGGGCCAGTTCGTTAGCCAACCGGGTCACCTCGGTTGACAGTTCCCTGATGCGTTCCTCCAGCAGAGCAACCTTCTCTGCCCAGGTAGCAATCTCACGGGTCATCCCCCACGTCAAATCGCTTGTGAACTGACGCTGCAACGCCTCGTTCAGTTTCTTTGCGTTGTCCTCCATGTAACCCATCAGAACGCCTCCGGCATGAACGCCTCGTTGTAGGCGTGACGAATCAAATCACGGATCAGGACAGACCGCTTGGTGCCGTGCTTCACACACAGTTCCTCGATCTGTCGCAGCTGGGTGTCCGTCATGCGGATACCGACAATCCTTGAGGAAGCCTCAGAAGCGGTCGGGTCAACAGTTCGCTTGTTCGCCATGTCAGCCCACCAGTTCCTTGAACGTGGCCCGCAGAGCAGACAGATGCGCCTGAATCCACACCGCCCCTGGCTCGATACCTGCCGCTTCGGCAACGCTGTCCGCATCCAAACCTTTCGCTTCGCAGGCGGCACGGAACTGTGCAATCTGCTCATCCGACAGCGGGGCGGTCGGCTTTGATGCAGGCTCAGGCTTCGGCTTCGCAGCCGTACCAGTCTGCTTCGGTGCGGGCTTCGCAGGGGCGTGATGATCCAGGTCATCCCATTCCTGCTTCGTCCACAGCGACAGGCCGATACCGAAACGCATCGCCCCGTTGCGGAGAGCGTCACCGTACAGCACCTTGTCCAAGTCCATGCTGTTCGCCTTTGCGGTGCCGATGGCGAGACGGGCCTGCCCGAGCAGTGTCATCTCGAACCACATGGTTGCCATGTCGTTCACGATGTTGACCGCCGGACGACCGTTCTCCCATGCGATAGGGACCAGCCGCCAGTGCGGGTCAATCTCGATGAGGATGCGGGTGATGTCCGCGTGACCCACGAAATCCAGCGTTGCTCCACCCTTGGGGAGCTTGCCGACAATTTTCGGGTCCGGCACCGCGTAGTCCACCAGGACTTTGCGGAGTTGGTTGGTGTTCTCTGTCATTACTTTTCCCCTTTCAAAAGGAACGTGCGGGTTGTTGTTTGTTTCGTGAACTGACGAGCCAACTCAGGGTGCGCCTCACGGAACGCCTTGCTGTCGAACGTGTCACGCACCTGGGTTTTCCATGTGGCAACCGTGTACCCGTTCATCACAGCCGTGTCCGACTGGCCCATCAACTCACAAATCTTTGCCTTCAAATCGTCCTCAAGTTTCTTGTACGACTCCAGTTCGCTGCGGACATGCCGCAACCTGTCGAACAGGTCCTTGTGGACAGGATCAATGTTGCTGGTTGAGTTCAACGATTCCTTGTAGCGGGTCTGCACCGTCTCATACGACCAGCGCACCCCGGTCGGGGTCATCCCCAGCTCAATGCTGTTCAACCAGTTCTCCACAGCGGCGACATGCTCATCCATTTCTGCCTGTGTGATGTGCTGAACATGGATGTGGAGAATCATGGACGGGTCGAAGATGGCCCACAGGATTTGGTTCACATCGGCGCAGATGGCTTGCTGGATGCCTTGGATGCGCCAATAGTCCGGCAGTTGACCTTCCCATTTGCGGGTGGTGGTTTTGATTTCCAGCACCTTGCGTTTGCTGTCCTGTTCCCACAGCCCGTCCAAGGTGGACACCATTCGCGCCCCGTTTTCGGAGTCAGCAGCGAACATTTCCTCGGGGGTGTCGAACCGTAGCCCGAGCTTGTCGGATGCCCATTCCAACACGAACGGCTCCAACCTGTTGCCGCGCTCCATCGCTGGGTTCGGTGGGATCGGGGACGGTGCGACATCACCGAGCAGTTCGGCGGCGTACTTGTCCATCGGCACGAACGGATGCAGGCCGTAGATTGCGGCGACAGCTGATGCTGAGACACGCTTGTTGCCGTGTTCGTCACGGAACCGGATGTTCAACCATTCCTGGCCTCCGTGTTCCGGTTTTGGGATGCGGTAGCGGTTGAGTGTCATAACCCCTTCTTTCTTGTTGAACGGTAAGGTACAGGCTACGCAGAGGGTGTGTCAAGGTCTGACACGGTTTTTTCTGCGGGGATCACCGTCATGTTTCTGACCATCCCGACCGGGATGTGGAACCCGTGGATACCCTCACCATCGGTGATGGTCTGCCACACTGACACATGATCCTTCTTGCCGCCCGGTGAGTCAGCAGGGACAAGATACCCGATGGTGGTGACGATGCACTCACCGTCGTCCTCATAGTCGTCAAGGTCTAACCAGCCTCCAGCTGAGGCGTGAGCGTCAGCCCATTTCACGATGACAACAGGGAACTCACTCGCGTCCATCGTCTTCGCCTTTCGTGCCGCACACAGGGCAGTACCGTGAGTCTTTCTCGGGCCATGAGTTCCCACAGTCGGGGCAGGTCAACCAGTTGTGATCCATGCGGGGAACCCTAGCAACAGGGTGTCACACCCTCTGTTTTCCCTTGTTCAGCAAGGCTGCGAGCCGTTCGACCGCCTGAATGAACTGGTCCTGGTCGTTCGGCAGGACCGGGGTTTTCATCAGGTATTTCAGGAGCAGTTCAACATCTTGACGGGTCATAGGACTCGTCAGATTACTACTTGGTTTTCGGTGCAGCCTTCTTACGAACCGTAGAACTTTCGGGTTTCTTTTCCACAACCGTGAGACGTGCCTCGATGCGGTCAATCGCGTCACGCAGAGATGCGCCACCGTTGTTCACCATGTTTGACTCAACAAACGCCACGGCCTTCTCGATGCGCTTCCCCCATCTGATGACCGGATACACAACGCCACGCCAAATGATGCCGAGGGCTGCGACCACGCCGCCAGCTGTGATGATCCACTGTGCAACAGTCATGGTCTGTCCTTCACTTCAAGATAAACGAGAGAAAAAAACAAGCATACAGAAAAGCAGATGCCAAAAAGAAAACTGCTTGCCAGGGCCGCATATCTCATGCCTGTCCGTGAATCTTTTTCCACACGGCAGTGACCTTGCCCGGATCGTCAGCCATCGCAGGGGAAAGTTCCCAATGGCACCAGCGTCCGCCCTGCGAACCAGCATTGTCGTTCTCGTCATACACCTTGATGCCTGCTTCGCCCTCGCCGCGACTGCACCGATAGCCGCGACCCCAGCCCTTCTCCTTGTCGGTCTTGTCCTCATCGAAAGCGTAGTCGTGTGCTTCCTCAATGCCCATCTCGCGGGTATGGGCCATCATCTTGTTCCACATCTCCATCGCCTTCTTGCGGTCCTTGTACCCGAGATCGCAGGCCCGCCCCGTCGCATGGACAGACAGCCACTTCGGGTCGCCCTTCTTCGCCTTCGGGTTGTTCATCGAACGGTTCGCAAACCCACCCAGGTTCGTCAGGCCGTACTCCTTGATCGCGAGGTCCATGAACTTCTTCGTGCCGAGACGAAGCCCGGTGCGACTCAGACCGTCGCTGTTACCTGTGTACTTACGACCCGGCATCGTCTTCCTCCTGTTGGCATTTGTCGCATATCCACCCCGTAGGGTTCCCGTCATCATAGTCAAACGGTTCGCGGTCGTCGCCCCCAAAGTCGTAATCGTCGGGGATTTCTTCCCAGGAACCGTATGTCTCCAACGCTTCCTCAAGACTGTTCAACACTATGCTGAGATACCCGGTGTTGGCGACCACCATCCCGATGTCCACCCCATCCCAAAACTCCAGGGTTTCAGCCTTGTATTGGATGTCGTCATGTTCGGGTCGGGCCTCGTCGTTCCAGTGGTGAACAATGTCCGCGAACTTGTCGTAGTCCTCCATCGCACGGCGGTACGCCTCACGTTGCGGGTCGGACATCCAATCGAACATGGCTAGTCATCCATTCCGATACCGAGAGCGATAGCTGCCAGCATGATTGCGAGGGTCGCCCCGGACAGCATCAACGCCTTCTGAAGTGTCTCGCCGGACAGGGTGATGAGGATGAACCCGGTGCCTGATGCCCACATCAGCAGGGCGTAGATCGCGCCGAGATACTTCCTCATGGGTGGCACATTACCATCTGCGGGTTGCGCCGATGGCGGCGATGGTGGTGACGGTGGTGATGACGATGAGGGCGCGTCGGGTGCCGACCGGGACCACGGAACCGAGCGGGACGTAGGTGTCGGTAGCCCCCGCAAAGATGTCGACTTCTTCCTCGAACGCGGCCCGTACCTCGGGGGGTGCGTCCTGCACTGCGGCAACCAGCTCGATGATTTGGTCGTCGGTGAGGGTGTCCACATCGAGGGCTTGGAACACGGCTTCGGCTTCGTCGGCGGTGAGGGTTGCAACCTGCTCAGGGTTCGTGGCGATCAGGGCTGCTTGTTCGGGGGTGGGTTCGGGGGTGACCTCAACAGTCGTAGAGGTTTGTTGTACGGTTGTCGTTGTTGTAGTGACCGGAACAGTTGTGGAGGTTGAAGATGTGGTGGTGGAAGTTGAAGATGAGGTGGACGGTGGAATCGTGGAAGTGGACGGTGGAACGGTGGGGGCGACAGAAGTTGTCGTTGTCTCCGGAGGCAACGTGGTGGTTGGCGGTGGCGGTTCTGTCGTTGATGTTGGCGGCACCGTTGATGTTGTGGTCGTGGTAGAGGTCGTTGATGTCGAAGTGGTGGTGGTTGGAGGCTCCGACGTTGTGGTTGGGGGCAGCGTGGTGCTTGTTTCTGTGGATTGTGTGGAGGTCGTAGACAACGCGGTGTTGACCTCCAGGTCGTACTCGACTCCTTGCCACCATCGGTTCGGATCACCGCAACATATCCCGGCCCGCAGACGGTACTGCCCTGCGGGTAGGTCAGCCTGAATGTAGGACTGCAACCCGAACCAGTCATCGTTGGCGGTTATCAGCTCGTTGTCGGCGTTGTACAGCCACAGATGCGGGTCGGACCCTATCCCTTGGATGTAGTGGGTGCGGGCCGTGAACCAGGTTTGCTCACTGAAAGTGAACCAGTAGTCACTGTTCGTGGTGACACGGGTGGTGTCAGCTGAAACCGATGATGACAGCAGGAACCCCAGCCCTGCCAGCAGTATGACGACCCTACTGAGCCGGGTCTTCAACTACAGGCTCGGCTGCGCCCTTCGACTCGTTGACAGCGGCACGGGTTTCGGACTTCACACCGAACGCCTCGTCCACTTCCTCCTTCGTAAGACCACCATCAAGGGATGCCTGCGCGAGTTTCGTGATGACGGTCGCACAGGCGGTGAACCCTGCGAGAGCAGCCGAGTACCACAGCGGCATTGACTGCTCGGGGTTGATGGCGTTGATGACGGACGAACCGGTGATGATACCGAGCGACGAAACCAGGAACAGGGCAATCATGCGGCCCAGCACATCCTTGGCGATCTTCAGTGACATCATGGGGGTTCCTCTGTTCTCCCCTGTCAGTCGTGTTTGATGATGTAATTTACCACAAGGTACGGCTGGTAGTAGGCGGTGCCTGATCCCGACCCGTTGCCCGAGTTCCCGGTGAAGTTCGGCAAATCAACGGCGTGGGTATGGGACACGTCGTGGTTGGCAACCGTGACGGTGCTTGTTCCAACGCTTGTTCCCCCCACGGGGCTTGTTGCCAAAGTTCCGCTAGAAAGTTCATGGTCATGCCCGCCGACATAGCCGTAGGTGGTGACTGTGCTGGCGGAGTGCGTCAGCGTGGCGTTTGCGGACATGCCGCCAGACGTGACAGAACCGTGGTCATGGTCAATGGTGTGGGTGTGGGACGGAAGGTTTGCCTCTGCGATGGTTGCCGAACCGCCCGTGGCGAGAAGGGTCAGGGAGGCGTTGTCACCGATGGCGAAACGGCCCCGCAGGTCGGGGGTGGTGGACCCGACAATCCCTGCGAGGGTCGGGTAACCAGTCGTCGATGTACCGTTGCACAGGAGCCAGCCGGTCGGGGCAGACGCACCGCCGTACATGGCGATAGTCCCCACCGGGACAAGAGCATTGGCAACAGCAGACGCAAGTTTGGCGAGCGTAATCGTGGAGTCAGCGATGTCGCCTGCGACAATCGTGCCGTCAGCAATCTTCGCGGACGTGACAGCCGAATCCGCGATACCAGCCGTCGCCACCTGACCCCACTCCGGGGCCGTAGCCCCCGAGTTCACCTTCAACACCTGGGCCGCCGTGCCGATAGCCAGCTGTGCGAACGTGGACGCACCCTGATACACGATGCCACCCTGATTCGCATACGTCGAAGTCAGTTCGTTCGCCTCATCCGCATCCACCGCTGTGAACACAGGGTAGATACTGCAACCCGCCGCATGGTTCTGATCCGTGGTGTCATCCACCCCACGGGTCAACGACGAGATGGTCGTACCCGAAATCGAGCCGACCAGCACCTTTTCCTCGGTGGACAAACCGGGGTCAACCACCACATAGAACGGACCCGAGGTGGGCCACCCGGTAGCGGAACCGATGACACAAGAGGTGGCACCCGCCGACAGACCAGCCGGGACGGTCGTGGCTGTCGCGTTACCCTTGTACTTTCTGCGTGTCTTCGGCATGATGCTCCTATTCGGTGATCGTTCTCATTATAACCACGGCTGTCCCTTCCCACAGCCAGTCGTCGGTGGAGGTGTCCAACGCCTGCCATTCGATGTCTTCCACGATGACAGAGTAGGTGTCGCCTTTTTCTTGGTAGCTGACGATACGCGGGTTCGTGACCA